CTCAATTGCGGGTGTTACAATCAATAATGCAACTGCGAACGGAATCATTGCTAACCCCAATGCTGCGATTAATCCGATTCCGATTATTGCAATTGGTGCTGTTGCCCCAAATGCGGTTAATCCAACACCTAATGCAGAAAGCCCAGCACCACCTGCCGCTCCTAATAAAGCAACACCAGCTAAGAATATTAACGATGGTATTGCTATTATCGCTGCTACTCCAAATGCGGCAAGTGCAAGCGAACCTATAAAGGTTGACCCCATTGCAATAAGTCCACCTGATAACTGTGTAAAGTTTGATGCTAGATTTTTTAACTTTACCTTACCCATAAATAATAGGAATGGTATTGCTAGAAGTGATACCACCATTGCCGGGCCTGCTACTGCTAATGCAAGTGAACCCATCATTGTAGTACTCATAAAATTTAACCCGTCTGCTAATCCCTTTAAGTTCTTTCTTAATTCTTTTAGTTTTACCTTACCCATAAATAATAGGAATGGTATTGCTGGTAATGCTATTATGAATGCAGGTCCGGCCAATGCAACTGCTGCTATTCCGGCAAATACCTTACCATCCCCCATTGCTTTTAACCCGTCTGCTAATGATTTTAACCCGCCACCGGCGCCTTTTGCTGCTTTAGGGGCTTTTGAATTCAGTTCACCACCCATATCACCACCGTCTCCACCACCAGAACCACCACCGCCGAGTGGACTTTTACCTTGTAACATATTAGTTAATGCCATTTTAGCTGCAAGTTTTGCTGCCTCTATGGCCATTCCACCCATCATAGCTAACCCAGCTTTTCTACCCTTATTAAGTTTTGCCATAAGTCCCGCATGCTCACCATACTTAGCAGTCATCTCATCTTGGACTTTCTTCTTCTCCATCATAGTGGTTAACTCATCGGTACTCATGCCGTATGCTGCTGCTGTAGCATCTTTTTCTTTCATGGTCATCTGAGCGTATTTCTCCATGCCACCGACACCTTTGAGGATTTCAGCACTTATTTTCTTACGAGCTTTTGCTCTATCTTCTTCACTTCGGGCGGATTGTAGTTCTAATGATGCTGCTCTAACTGCGTTGGTGTTCATATCGTGGCCAAGCATAATCCTAGCTTTAGCGCCAGCTTTCATACTTGATTCGATATCTAACATAGCATTAGATATACCCTCAATCTGCTTCATATTCGTACCCTGCTTAATCAGCTGAGCGTTCGATTTAATAATGGTTTTTAATTGTTCTTTGGTTTTACCAACTAATTGGCTCATCTGGTCAGACATCCCCTGCATGGCCATTTTAGCCGACATACCCTCTTTTTTTGCAATATCACTAATGATACCCTTAACTTCAGTAGCCTCTACACCAGCGTGTTTAAATACTTGGGCCAAATCTGTTGCGGATGATGCATCTCCGGTTATTGATGAAAGTTGAGTAACTCCCTTAATCATATCTTCTGTTGCTGCGGATGCGCTACCGTATTTTTCTGCTATAGCCTTACCTGATGCTGCGACTGCCTCTGCCCCATATACCATTCCGGTTAAACTGAAAGATGCAATCTCTATATTGGCTTGTAACTCAGCGGCCTGGCCAACTGAAAATCCTAAATCTTTTACGCTTGATTGGAAGCTATCACCCATCCGCTTCGCATTTTTAGATATATTTTCAAATGATTTATTTAGTATCAACGCCTTTATACCACCATTGAGTACTGCGGCTTCTATATCACTAGTAACTCCGAATATATCTTTTAATATATTATTCTTAGCCTTTAGAAATTTGTTCTGTGCTTCTACAGCCTTCAGTTCAGCTTGTGTTTCTTCAGCTATCTGTTTAGTGGAGGATAATCGATCGATAAGCTTTTGGTTTATCTCAGTACCACTTTTGACTTGTTTTAATAATAACCCATCAATTGCAGTGTCAATACTTGAGATTTTGGAGGCTAGGGATGATTGCGCCTCTAGTGACTTGACTAAATTGTTTTTTATAACCTGCGCTGACTTGGTTACTGCTAAGTGTGATTGGGCAGTACTAAGTAAAACGTTGTTTAAATTGACTTCAGCCTGTAATGCTTTCTTTCTTTTGTTAATATCATCAGCCATTCAGTATCCCCTTAGTAAACGTTTACACCAGCAGCATGTGCTGCTAAGATTGCAGCTCTTAGGTTTCGTAAGTTCTTCTTGTCCTGTTTGGTGGGTGCTTTATCGATAATATCTTCAATATTAGATCTAATATCTTTTAAATCTTTGGCTAATTTATTTCGCTTTCTATTAAAAATATCAAAAATACCCTCATTCAATCCATGTTTTAGAAATACTTCTTTTAGGTATGATTTTTTTATTGTTGCCATATACTATTCCTCTGTTTATATGTATAAATATGGAAATACCCAACATTTCGTTGGGTATCTCATTATCTTTTTGATTTAGCTCGTTTATTAGCCTTATCATGTTGGCTCTGTTCCTCAGTTTTGAATTCGATTATCTTGCTGATGTAGAACTTTCTCGACCAAATTGGTAGATTATATACATCAGTAAATGTGAACCCACCATTACCATGGTAGATTAAATCAAATATTTGAGAATGTAATATTTGTCGGTAGTTAGGACTTAGGCCAAAAAAACCCTACTTCCATCGGTAGAAGCATATCCCTCCTTTCCCCAGTCTCCTCAGATATAAATTCGTAATTTAAGTCAATATCCGGAGCAACCGTATTCATATGTGCTCTAAGATCTTTAGAATCTACTGCGAATAACTCATTGTCTACAAACTGATTAATCGTTGTTTGCTCGTAATCACCATCGATAGATAAAATCATATTTTTAAGTCTGATAGTTAAATCTTTGGATGTTAAATCCTTTAATTTTCTACCAGCTTTATTTGCGGCTTCTATTTGATGTTTAACCTTACGTTCTTTCGATTCAGTCATTGCGATAAACGTAACTTCCCTTTTCGAATTAGGTAATGTAAATTTAAACTCATTCCTATTAAGTTCTATTTGATTAGATCCATCATAATCACCATTTTCAAATTGAGTTAAATCAATTGTTTCTTTCTGTTTAATGCCGGGTGATGATGGGTCATCAATCTCCACTTCATAATCTTTACCGTATCCTAAAACACGCGCTGCAATCATAATTGCGTTCTTATCACCTGTTACTAAATCTGAATATTTGATAAATACACCCTCTCCATTACTAATGATTAATGCTTGGAATAATCTATCCAATACACTACCATCTTTAATGAATGATTGAGTAGTAAGGATATCCTCCTCTTTAGCTGTCATATATTTCATCTCTATCTTACCCGTTGAAAGTGGATTATCCGTTGGATAAATCAATCCCTTTGATGGTAAGTCGATTATTTCCGTTGGGAACTTATAATCGGATACTTGCTTCTGCTCATATTGCTTTTTAGCGAGCTCAACCATATCTTCGTTGGATATGTTTGGAGTATAATCGTCTTGTAATTTCTTTTGACTCATAACTTTCTCATGTTTGTTTTAATTAAAACTATTTGTGGTTAACATATATAAATATGAAAATATTATTATTAAAACCAAAAAACCCCAACATTTCTGTTGAGGTTTGGAATTTTTCAATTTGTAATTATCTCTTAGTATTGTAGGATTGCGTAATCATAAGCTAATGTTAAATCTACAGTTGCAACTGAATCTCCGGAATAATCCATATCTGAGAATTTTGCTGTTGTAATGAATGCACCTTTAAGTGTCCATTCTTCTACCTTATCACCTACAGGACCCAAACTGTTAAATGTGATATCTTTTTTGTAGAAATCAGAATAACCATCTCTTCCTGTTACAGATTCGTGATGTAATCTTACCCATTCCATTGTTGCTTGTGCTGCTGATGGAACTACTGGGTCGTATAGTGATACTGTTAAATCAGCCCACTCACTTCTACCTTTCACATGACGTTTAACGTTAATATGATCGATAGTTATTTTACCATTTTCTATTGAAGGTCGTGATGCAGCTTTAATTAAGTATGCTGGGATTCCCTCTATATACATAATGAATCTGTTTGCCATCTTCGGTTCGAATGATGTGAACATTATTTCTGTTGGGTCTATTAGTTGTGCCATTTAGTTTTCTCCGTTGTTTATCAACTTTAATTTCTTTATTATAAATATGTTCTTTTTAAAAAAGAAGTTACTCCCCACCGAAATGGGGAATATTTTCTTTAATTATTATTCTGGAAATGCTGCCCCAGTAGGTAATACATTAAAGTCAAGAACTATGAACTCTGCTGTTTTAGCCGGTTGTAAGAATATTTCACCTACCATTATGTTTCTATCAATTACATCAGGAGTGTTATTTGTTTCATCCATAACAACTCTAAATGCGTATAAACCTTGTCTTTGTTGGATTGATTCCAAATAAGGGTTTACAATCGATAAGAATCGGTTTCTAGTTGCTGCTGTATTGTTTTCAAATACTAAGTAACGAGTAGAAGATGCGATGAACTTCTTAACTGCGATTAACATACGTCTTACATTAATTCTATCCAATGCTGATGGTTTAGCCTGTAATGTTTTTTGTCCGAATACTGTAACTCCTTGCCCA